GAGCGGGATGTCCTGTTCGGTGAGCTTGGACATGGCTAATCCGTCACCCGGATCCACTGGCCTATCCACTCGCGTTGCCGCCGGACCTCCCAGCGGCCCGGCGCGAGCAGCACGGGGCCGTGCTCCTCGTGCCGCAAGATCGTGTGACGGTAGCACATGAGGTGATCCACGTCGCCGGCGCGGAACAGCGCGCACGCGGGGCGCCCGGCGTCGACGTCGTCGAGCGCGTCGATCAGCGCGCGGGTCTGCGCGCGCAGGTCGGCGCCGAGGTCGTCGGCGTAGTACGCCTCGGGGTGGGCGAGCACGACGTGCGCGTGCCCGGTGACCTCGCCGAGCGCGAGCACGGGGCCGAGATTGGTGAGCGGCAGCGGGCGCCACTCGTCGGGGGTAGAGGTATCGGGGGAGAGATACACCAGGAGCACGTCACCCTGGCGGACCATGGTTGCGGATGGGTTCATGAGTTCACCTTGCCTTGCCTTTCTGATGGTACCATGAAGAAAATGTCACCGCATCACCGCCTCTCGCTCTCTGGCATCGACACGGTCCGAAACGCGGACCCCGACGCGGGCTCGGACGAGGGCCCAGACGCTGTGCCCGACGCGGTCCATGACGCGGCTCCCGACGCTGGCCCAGACGTGATCCCCGACGCGGTCCCAGACGCGGACTCGGACGCGGGCGCGGACCTCGGGACGGCTCCGCAACATCACCGCATCACCGCCTCTCGCTCGCGAACCTCAACACGGTCCAAAACGCGGACCCGGATGCGGGCCTCGGCCCGGGCCCAGACGTGATCCACAACGCGGTTCCAGACGCGGGCCCCGACGCGGTTCCAGACGCGGGCCCCGACGCGGGCCCAGACGCGGTCCCACAGCGTCACCGCATCACCGCCTCTCGCTCTCTAGCCTCGACGCGGCTCAAGACGCGGCGCCCGACGCTGACCCCGACGCGATCCCAGACGCGAGCCTCCCCGCGGGCCACGACGCGATGTACGACACGATCCAAGACGCGGGCCAAGACGCAGCCCCAGACGCGAGCCCGGACGCGTTCCACGGTGGGACCCCACGGCGTCACTGCATCACCGCCTCTCGCTCTCTAGCCTCGACGCGGTCCCCGACGCCCCACGCGCGGTCCTGGTACAGGCGGTCGTAAGCGCCGCACCAGACGCTTGTTTCGACGCGGTTCCCGACACGGGCCTCGACGCGGTTCCCGACGCGGGCCTCGACGCGGTTTGTGAACCTCACCGCATCACCGCCTCTCGCTCGCGCGCACCGACGCGGCTCCAGACGCGAAGCCCGATGCGGGCCAAGACGCGGTCAAAGACGCGGGCCCAGATACAGGCCCCGACGCGGTCCCAGACGTTAGCGTCGACGCGGTCCCAGACGTAAACGTCGACGCGGTTCTCAACACTATCCCAGGCGCGGCGGTCGACGACGATCTTACGGCCAGTGTCGTTACTTTGCCACCCGGGCACGATCAGTTCGGAGATGCGACGACTGATCCTCACCGCATCACCGCCTCTCGCTCGCGATCGAGGATATCGACCCACACACGGTCCCCAACACGGTCGATCACTCGATCCTGGAGTTCGATGACGCGTTTTCGAGCGCGGTCATCCACGCGGTCCCCCACCCCAGTGAAAAACCTTCGCACGCGGCCCCCAAAGTTGCCCCGCATCATCCGTGCCAATCCTCATGATAGGCACGGATGTAACCGCGCCTGAACGCCGCGCGCCACTCCGGGCCGATGTCGTTCCACGCCTCAGCCGGCAGGCCGAGATCATCAATGACGACGTGGTCGCCGGACGCCGCGAGCCACTCCTCCCCTTGACGGGTGTACGGCCACGCGTAGGCCGTTGCCGCGCCTCGCCACGCAACAGCGTGCGAGCGTCGGAAATAATCTTCGCGCCCGGCCCTTTCACCGTGCACGCGCACGGCGGCGATGTTGATATCCTGCATTACCTCACCTTCCTCTCACGCATGATGTTAATATCGAGATAGGTATCTCCCCTGCCGTCCGTGACGGAATCGCCCGTCCACTCCGCGCGCCATCCCGGCGGAAGCGCCGCGCGGAGAAGATCCATGGCCTCATCATCGGGGTCGTCCGTGACCTCCGCGAGCACCCGCAAGCGGGCCCCGCCGTCGCATCGCGAGATCTCTCCCCAACTGACGAGATTTTTGGCGAGTTCCTCGAACTCACCTTCCGCGCGCGCATCCATGTATCCGAGATAGAACGCGTCGCCCCACTCATCGGCGACATCATCCCACTCCCCCTCAGGGACTCCGGCGGTCCGAGCCAGGGCGATCGTCCCGACCATCTGACCGTAGATCTCGGCAGCGAGTTCGGGTGGCCAATCCCCATCGGGGCGCGCTACTCCGCGGGCCGCATCAGCCGCGCGCCGACTGTATTCGGCGCGCCCCTCGGCCTCGCCGTGCGCACGGGCGCGCATCATGGAGATAGTCACGATCTCTCCTTTCCCGAAACCGCGCTATTTCGGGCGACGACCAACGCGTTCGCACGATCGGCGATTTGGAGCGCGGCGTAATGGGACCGTACCCACCATGCCCTCGCTTCGTCATCCCAGCGACACCCCGCCTCGCGCAGGATATCACCGACACCCCCGGTATCGCCGCGCAGGTAGGACCGCCCACCCACGCGCTCGACAGTGATCATACCAAAGCCGGTCATTGTCCGTGCTCCTTTGAGCATGCACGCTCCAGGCGATCGACGGTGCGCGGCCCCTGGCCGACGCCGTAGCCGGACATAGCCCCGATACGCTCGGAGTCTTCGTGGTGCAGGCCCGCGGGCACGCGGTACCCCACCTCCGCGATCCGGGCGGCGGCGAAGCGTGCCGCGCGACGGGCGTATTGCGTGATCGTCTCGCGTTGGAGCGGCGGTTGGAACCAGTGCCATATGCCGGCCGGGATCATAGGCCGGAGGACCGAGGTCGCCGCGGCGTCCGCGATGGGCTGGCCTTTCGCGCGGATGCGATCGATCGGCCTGCGTGAACGGTAGGCGGACACGATCGCGGCGATCGTGGAGTCGATGTTGTCAGGATCGGTTCGGGTGGTCATATATCCTCTTTCTGGACTGTTCATGGGGGCGGTTACTCTTCATCAACGGCCGCGCGGCGGCGCAGGATGCCGGACGGGTCATCCGACAGGACCCCGAATCGGGTCATGACGCGGCGGCGAGCGACCGCGTGAAAGTCATCATGAAGCTCCTCAAGCAACGGGCTGAAACGGCACGCGCGTGCGACATCTCGACCACGCGTAGGCGGCAAGCCGGGCACGAAATCGACAGCAAGAACGGCCGCGTGCCCCAGGATCCGCTCGCGCAGATCGTCCGGGAACTCGCGGTCTCCCGTCACGAGCCGGACGGTCGCGAGCACGCGGGCCTCGATGACGGCAACGGCCTCCAAGAAGTCGTCGGCGCCAGGGTGAACACGCGATAGCTCGTGAACCTCGCGGCGAAGATCGTCGAAGTAGGCAGTCATTAGCCATTCTCCTGTCCCGCGCGGGCCTGGGACACAGCGCGGTCGGCGTGCATCACCAGCCGAGCGGCCAGCTCGCGCGCCTCGGAGGCAGGGAGCCGCACCGTCACGATGGTATGCGGGATCGAATGATCGTCGAACGCCCGCAACAGCAGCGTGACACCCGCGTCCCCGTCGGCCAGCCGGATCTCGCCCGGCGCGTCGGCACCCACGTTCGCCTTGTGACGGTAGATCATCATTGGCCGTGCTCCTTCCTGGCCTTTCGTGTGAACGCGGTCCGTGCTCTCCTTAGGCGATCGATGGCGGCGAGACGTCGCGCGACCTCGCGGCCCAGGTCGGTGAGGGTGCCCCTCCGTCCGGGCACGAGCAGCCCACGGCGTGTCAGCGCCTCGCGGGTGCGCAGATCGGGATCCATGCATCTTCCCTCCTCAACCAAACACGCGCCGTGCTTGCGCGCGATGGTGTCAGCTCGTCGCGGTAGATGGCCAGGGCCGAGCCCGAAAAATGTCTCACTCATTGGTGGTTCCTCCTACGCGGCTGGCTCGCCCAGCTCGCTCGTTTCGGCCGGGTCCGCCCGGCCTCGTCAGGGAGGGTCAGTCCTCGATCGCAGCCTCCTACAGGTCCCCATCCCACCGGGGAAGATCATCCGCGGGGGTCCAGAGGGTCTCGCCCGTCTCCGTGTCGCGGACACAGGAGGGGTATCCCTCGGCGTCCAGCTCGCGGGCGACCCGCTTGGCCGCCGCCATCGTGACGTGGCGGGTCTCGGCGCGATCGTGGTGTCCCGGAACGATGTATCGCTTCATGGTGTGGTTCCTCCTATGCGGCGCCGCCGCATTTCGGCCGGGTCCGCCCGGCCTCGTCAGGGAGGGTCAGTAGCCGTCGCAGTCGTGGCCCCCGCAGGAGCGGCCCGAGCCGATCGAGCTGCAGTTGCCGTCGCTCACACAGGCGCGGCGGTAGCCGCCGCGCGACCGGCCGTAGCCGGCGAAGGCGTCGCGGTCCCAGGTGCGGGCGGCGCGGGCGGGACGATCCGCACTAGCGGTCGCGCAGAGGGTCACGCCCTCGCCGGCCCAGAGGACTCGGGTGACCTGCGCGGTCCAGCTCTTGCCCGCACGGGTCGTGATCTGGATCAAGTCGCCCACCGCGACCGTCGCGGTGCAGCGGGCGCCCCAGCTGCCATCTCGGAGCTTGGCGGGGGTGGCGGCGGGGAGGGGGGTGGTGGCGTTGGCGTTGTTCATGACCGCACTATACACCCCCCTTAGCACAAAGCAAGCCCTTTTTTCAGAATTTACAAAGCGCAAACCGCGCGGCGCGCTCGCCAGGGCCCAGTCGATCACGCCGACCGCGCTGAGCCCCTCCGCCGCGTGGTGCGGCGAAAACTCGCGCTGGCGAGCGCCCGTCTTGCGCGCCGCGTCCGGGCCGTCCACGATGTCGACGTCGAGGAACTCGGCGCGGCGGAACGGGAGCCATGGTACGCGCCCGCCCCTGCGACCTCGCGAAACGTAGTAGGCGAAGTCCCTGCGCTTGCCGGTCACGAGGATTCCGCCTCTCGAATGGCAAGCTTGGCGCGGGCGCGGGCCCGCTTGTGCGCGACGGTCTTGGCGCGGGCTCGGGCCCGCTTGCTCCGCCGGCTGTTGTAGCTGTCGGAAGGGAACTTGTCGTGGCCGGGGCAGCACCCGGCATCGCAACGATCGACTCCATAGGGTTTCATGATGTCCTCCGAGTGGTGGTGGTGATGGTGATGGTTCCCCTCTAGCCCTTCTGCGAGCCCCCAGACAGGTACGAGAGGCTTAGGTGGCTCTGAGCCATGCTCACCTGCGCTCTGGCCATCCGCCAGGCCGAGATCGCAAAGCCCGGAGCCTCAGGCTCGTTGCACACGAGGTTGTCGTACACGTCACGTAGGAGATCCAGCGGTGCGCCCTGCGCGGGCACGGGCGGCAGACTCAGACACAGGCGCGGTTGCCGAGCGTGCTGGCGGATCGCCCGCAAGTGCTCCTCAGCCATGATCAGGTGGTCGATGGCCAGGCGCCAGTGTTGCTCGGCGACGCCAGCCTGCGGGTCGTCGCCGGCCATGATCGCGTAGCGGGCCTGGTGGATCGCCAAGACGAGGTCGTCGGGAAGCTTGGCGGGGGCGTTGGCGTTCATGACCGCACTATACACCCCCCTTAGCACAAAGCAAGCCCTTTTTTCAGAATTTACAAAGCGCAAACCGCGCCCCCGGCTAGCCCCCTCCCTCCCCCTCTAGCCCTTCTGGCTTTTCCCCCGGCTAGCCCCCTCCCTCCCCCTCTAGCCCTTCTGGCTAGCCTTTCCTTCTAAGCCCCCTAGGTCCGCCCCCTCCGCGCGAGCCCGCGCTAGGTCCTCCGCGTCGCGGATGGCCGCCTCCTCCGCGGTCTCGGGAGGCACGACCATCGCGGCGTTACGTTCCGCCACCTCGACCAGATCCGCGTCGATAATCCCTCGCCGTGCGCTCCGCCGCACGGCGGCGACCGCCTCGAACACTTCGTTTACAGCCTCTTCGTCCGTCATCGACTCGACGGTGGACGCGAACCCATCCGCGTCACCGAGCACGACATCTTCCAGGTCGCGCGCGATCGCCGATGATTCGTTGACGATCTTGACGATCTGCGCAACGGTTTTCAACGCTTTGATGCGCGCCTGAGGTGTCGTGAATGCCCCGGAACGCATGTCGGCTTCGATCTGCGAAAGCAATCCGCCCTCCTGAACGGCACCGTGCAACAACACATTTACGACCTGCTGCGACGCTTTCGAGTTCGCGGTCGCACGACGGGCGACCGCGCCCCAAAGCGCGCGAGATTGCACGAGATCTGACAAGGTCGACTCGAACGCATCTCGCAACTGTTCACGGAACGCGCTCCTCTCTGCGCTGCTCATGTCTGCGCGACGACGCGCTTGCTCGATCTGCACCAGCGCGCGGATCGGGTGCCGGCCTACGCCGGGATATCCTGTTTCCCAGGCATGTTTTGCCGTTTTACGGTCTACGCCGACGACCTGCGCGACCTTTTGGAAGTTCGCGGGGTATGTTCCAAACGCGTCCACGAGCGCGTTCCAAACGTCCTGTGTGACGTTTTGCGGTATACCAGGGCCTTGGGGTTCGCCGGGTCTGAACGACATGCGGATCACTGTGTCACGAACGGGACACGTCTCCTACCCACGTCATCCCGCATCATTCACGAATGCGGGTTTTCATCGCGTGCGTCAAGAAAACCTGCCGATCGGTTTTCATCGCCCGCGGCGAGTTGTCGCAACCCGTAAAGCACCGTGCTGTGGTGGCATCCGAAACGCCGCCCGATCTCGGACAACGAGTACCCCCGAACGCGAAGCACGTTCATCGCGCGCCAACGCGCGCGCACAACCGCGGTTGTGCGCCCGGGTTTCAGCAACGTGCGCCATCGGATCCCCGTGCGCGCAACAGCTACCTTGCACGCGTCGCGCGTAGCGTCGTCCGGCCGTTGCGGTGACGAAACGGAAGGCTTCCCGCAATGCACGCAAATAGAAACCCTTGCCACGATCACCTCGCCTCCCCCGCTCGATCCGCCCCCGCTCGATCCGCCCCCGCTCGATCCGCCCCCGCTCGATCCGCCCACCGCGCGGCTTGAAGCTCCGCCCAGGATCGCCGCGCTGCCCGAGGCAGGCGCTGACCCAGGTCGGCCAGCCGAAGCGGCGCCCAACAGGACCAGCCGCGCGCCTCCAGGCGCCCGCAGATCGCCCGCAAGCCCCTCGGGGTAGGGTCCGCCTGGCACCGCCGCGTCGCACCCTCGCCGCGGCACCTCCACCGCCCCGCGAACACCGCTTGCACGTCCGCCGCGTTCGTCGCGTGGTACCGCGTCACGGCCGCCCAAGCGATCGCGTGGGCCACGGCGAACGCCGCCTCCGGCGTGCACCACGCAGGGTCCTCGTCGTCGCCCGGCCATTTGTCGGCGTGCCAGCGCAGCGAAAGCCCGAACACGCCCAGGCCGTGCTCCCCCTCGCCGATCGTGTGACGCGCCCCGGCACGATAGCTCGATTCCCGGGCCGCGACGGCGTCCCATATCGCGCAGTACAAATCGCTGCCGCCTACGGCCCGGCACGCCGCGCGGACCCGCGCCCGCGTCTCCCTGCGCAACGCCTCCGACCACGGCGGATTCGGGGAACCGACCGGCGTGCACTCGCCAATCGCGGGCGAGGGCGGCGGCGAGGGAGAAGGCGCTGGCGCTGGCGCTGGAGCAAAGACCAGGGGTAGGCACGAGATCATCGCGCGCAACAACAGTGACACGGCACCTATCAACATCGATGAATGACTCCATCGTGGACGTGCAATCTCGAAGTCGGCTCCAGGAAACCTCCCACGCGCCCGTCCGGCGAGATCACCACGACGCATCGATCCGCCGACATCTCCTGGAGCACGTCAGCCAACGCCGCGACGCCGGCCGCGTCTAAGTTCACGTCGACCTCGTCACAGAAGATCGTGCCCGGCCGAACTCCACGTACCGCGCACGCGACCTCGCTGAACGCGAACAGCAACGCAACATCCACGCGGCGGCGCTGCCCGCTGGACAGCGCGTGGAACGGTCGCCAACCCATGCGCCCATGACGTACGAGCAACGAGATCGTAGCGGCGTTCTCGCCCTTCCGCGATTTCTTGGGAGTTGTCGACGATAGTTTCAGCTCGACGTCCCCGATCCGCGAGGCCCAGACGTTCGCGATGCGCTCGACGTCGGCGAGCGCCTGGTCCAACACATGAGCACGCACGCCGCGTGTCCCCAACACATGCTCCGCCACTTTCAAGAAACGCGCGCGCCGTTCGAGGGCGCCGATGGCCGCGGCCTGCTCCGAGCGCGCGCTCTCGACCGTGGCCAGATCGTCCATGACGACGCGCTCCTCCTCCCGCGCGCGCCGCAACATGTCGTCGTGGGCCGCCGCGGCGGCCTCTGCCTGCGCCGCCTCCCGGATCGCCAGCTCGACGGCCTCCGCACGCCTCCTGACGGCTTTGACGACCTCGCGCAAACGCGCACGCTCGGACGCCAACGCCGAGATCCTCTTGTCCGCGACCTGTCGCCGCTTACGCGCAACGTCGACCTGTCCGCGAATATCGGCCACAAACTCGGCGGCGACCTGCTGCTCGCACATCGGACATTTGCCCGCCGAGATCTTATCGACGCGCGCCGCGAACGGATGCTCGCCCGGACGAGCGCAAACCGCCTCCTCATGCTCGGCATCGACCCTCCCCAGGGCGGCCTCGGCCTCGGCGATCTGCGCCGAGATGGCATCGGCCTCCGCGCGCAGATCGGCGTGCGACGGTCCCTCCCGGGCGGGGACGCCGGCGATCAGCCGCCGGACGCGATCGCGCGCCGCCGCGGCGCGCTTCTCGACCTGCTCGACCTGGCCGACCCGCCACGCCTGCTCCAGGCGAGCCGCGTTCAACTCGGTCACCTGCACGCTCGACAGATCGCCGCGACAGCTCGCCAACGCGACGTCCAGCGCGTCGAACTGCAACAAGGTTTCGAGCTGGCGCTTGCGCTCGGCATCGGTCGCGCGCGTGAACATGTCTAGATCCTCGGACGCGAAAACACACGCGGCCCGCCACGATCCATGGTCCCCAAACACGGCGTCTATCGCCCGCTGCGTCTTCGTCGGCGTCGCGCCCGTCAACGCCTTGTCGAGCAAGTACGCGTCGCACGACGCCATCGAACGGTGGCAACTGACCGGGCGCCCGTCCAGGTACCCATCCATGTACACAGCGCTTCCGGCTCCCAGGGGAGCGTCCCCTCGCAAGGCCTTGCCCCACACTGCCACGGAGACAGCCTCGACGATCGCCGACTTCCCCGACCCGTTCGCACCCGTAACGAGGACGACCCCCGTCGGGGGGAGCACGATGGTCTGCGACGCGGCGTACCCGTACACGTTCTCCAAACGCACTTGTCGAACCTCGATCACGGCAGGGCGCGCTCCGATCGCAGCGCATCACGCACGATCCCCGCGTCTCGCATACGCAGGTACATGACGCAAACCTCGGCCAGCTCGCCTCGATCGACATCGGCGTCAAGGGCCATGGCGGACACGTAACCGCGCACGGCGGCCTCGAAATCCACGGCCTGGGCCGCGCGCGCCGCCGCGTCATTCGCCGCCGCGGCCACGAGCGCGGCGTCGCCATGCACACGACCGCCGGCGATCTCCCCCGCGGCGCGCAGGTCCTCCAACGCGCGCGTGACGGCGCCGCGATCCTCGCTTGGCGGCACGGACGCGCTGACGTACAGACAACCGCCGCCGCCGCGCACCACCGCCGCCGCCGCCCTCACCTCCGCGAGCATGACGGGCGCCGCACCAGAGCACTTTAGGAACCTCGGCCCGGGCACGTCGACCACCTCGGCCAGCTCGCCGTCCACGACGACCGCGACCCCCCCGAACCCGCGCAAGCCAGCGTCCGCGAACCCGGTCGGGCAGAGCGCGCCGACCTGCAGGACATCCACACCGTCGCGCGTGCGCCACGACACGCGACGATGCCAGTTGCCGGCGACGACGAGCCCTGCGCCGCGCGCCGCGGCCAGGGCCGATACGAGATCTATCGACACGCTATCCTCCGCGCCGTCGAGATAGAACGGCGTGGAGGCATCGGAGATCCCCAGGTGCAAGGCGAGCACGCGCGGGACCGCGCGCCCGATACCCCCGCCGAGCGCCGAGGACCCTAGAGCCTCGTCGATCGCGCGCGCCAGCCATGCCCGGGCGGGGCCCGGGCGATAAGGCACACACACGACGTCGACGCCCCCCGCACGAACGACCGCCGGCCGATCGACGACGCGGGCGATCGGCTCCAGGGGAGCCAACGCGTGATCGCCCGCATTCGCGCTGACCATCTCGTGGTTGCCCAAGATCAACACGGCAGGGATATCCCCCAACGCGCGCTGGACCTCCGCGACCAGGCGAGGGTCGGGATCGACCGCGTCGAACAGGTCGCCGCACACGACGAACGCATCCGCACCGCGCTCGCGAGCAACCGCGACGGCCGCGCGCAAGCACGCGACGCGTTGGCGGCACCGTTCATCCATCCCGAGTTCGCGCACGCCGGAAAAGACCTTGGAGTTGCCGACGTGCACGTCGGCGACGAAGCAGATCGTCGTCATGCGTCGATCCCGGCCCCCGGCCGCAAGACGTGCAGCAACGTCCTGACGTTGTAGAGGTGCTCGCGTCCGAGACGGTCCGCGATCCAGACGACGCGCCCGTCGACGCGCACGCCTGTCACCTGCCACAAACCCGTCGGATCTTTCACGAGGTCGCCGACCAACGCGTCGCACGCCATCATAGTGACGGGGAAGCACAACCGCATGGTCCCGTCCACGTTCAAGTACACTGGGAAGCTCACAACCGTCGAATCATCTCATGAATCGCGTCCGCCGTGCTCGGATTGTCCCGCAAGTATGCCTTCGCCTGCTCGCGGCCCTGCCCGATCTTGTCATCGCCGAACGAGTAGAACGCACCGTTTTTGTCGACCAATCCGCGCTCCACAGCCATGTCCACCAGCTCGCCCTCGCGGGAGATCCCGCGTCCGAAATCTATATCGAAATCGACCTCCTGGAACGGGGGGGCAAGTTTGTTCTTGACGACCTTCACGCGGGTACGACTCCCCACCTCGACATCGGCCGTCTTTAGGGACCCTAGCCGAGAGACGCTCAACCTTACGGACGCGTAAAAACGAAGCGCGTGACCACCCGTCGTCGTCGTCTTCGGCCCGAACTGCATGCCACCGATGATCGCGCGCGTCTGGTTGATGAAGACCACAAGGGTTTTGGACGAGCTGCACACGTGCGTCAGCTTGCGCATCGCTTGGGACATCAGACGCGCGTGCGCCCCGACGTGGTGGTCACCCATGTCGCCGTCGATCTCAGCCTTCGGCGTGAGCGCGGCCACGGAATCCACCACCACGACGCCGACGCGCCCGGTGCCGCACAGGGCCAGCAACACGTCCAAGGCTTGCTCCCCGTAGTCGGGCTGGGACACCAACAACGCGCTGGTGTCGACGCCGAGGTTACGCGCGTATCCGACGTCGAGCGCGTGCTCTGCGTCGATGAACGCGCACTCCAAACCCTTACGCTGAGCGTTGGCGATCACGTGGAGCGTCAACGTCGTCTTGCCCGCCGCCGCGGCGCCGTACACCTCGACGACGCGCCCGCGGGGCAACCCGCCTACACCCAGGGCCTTATCCAGCCCGATCGACCCGGACGCCACCACGTCGACCTCGGGGATCGAACGATCCCCGAGGCGCATCAACACGGAGCCGAACCGCTTGTTTACGATCTCGACGACGTCGAGCGTTTTTTCAACCTCGGTCTTCCGCGCCATCGGGAGATCCCTCGATCAGAACGGTAGCTCGTCGGCGTACACGACCTCGGCGTCGATCGCATCCTGCGCCGTGCGCCCGTCCCCGACGGCCCCCGCCGACACGTCGCCCGCCACCTTACCCTGGCCCTGGCCCTGACCTTGCTTCGACATGATCAGGCTGATGATCTCCCCATACGTGAGGACCCGCGCATACTTTTCCAACGGCATCTCGTTGGACGCGATGAGCCACTCGCGGATCTGCTCGTCGCGCTCCGCGAGCCGACCGCGATTCCTCGCCAGGTCGACCGTGTACCACGGAGAATCTTTGAGCTTTTTCACCAGCAAATCACACCCGTTGATCGGGTGCGTGAAATCCTCGTTGATCCCCTGGGCAGGGTCACGGAACCCGATCAAACGCTTCAATACGGTCACGCCAAACTCAAACACCTGCACACCCTTTTCCGGGTGCTCGCGATCGATCACCTTCGCGTAGGCTCTCATACCCGCGCCGATCGCCTTGGCCAGCTTGACGTCCGCGGGGTTGCCAGTAGCGGCGAGCTGCGCCGCCTTCTCGCAACCGGGACACCGGCGAGGCGCCTCGTCCTTCGGGGTCATCAAGCGAGGACAGTTGAACGAGAGCGCCCCGAACCCGGGGAGCTGCATGAAATGTCGAGACACGACGCGATACGGCTCCACGCGTCCCGCCCCGCGTTCGGGCGGGAGCACGCGAATGGTGTACACCTTGTTCACGACCTCGGTCTTGAAGTAGTCCGTCCCGCTCGGCAGGTTGTTCAGCGTCGTCTGGGCTGCGTCGGGGGAGTATTCGTTGTACAGATCGCTCAGATCTTGAATGTTGCTGTCATTGCTCATGGCTGGTTCCCTTTCGTTTTTCGATGGTTCGTTGATGGTTCGTTAATGGTTGCACGTTGATGGTTCATTGATGGTTGGTCAACCGGGATCGATCATCTCACGTGTTTCCCGATCGCGCTTGGCGTTCGCCGCCGCGAGCGGATCCAACCGCATCTCTGCGTTGATCCTCATGCCGATCGACACGAGCATATCCTTTTTCGCGTGCAACGCGAACGCTAGACCTTTTCGGTGCTCGCGCTCCACGTCGGCCGCGATCAACGCAAGCTTGGCCTGGTGATAACCGTCCGTGACCCGAATCTTGCTGGTGATCACGGCCTCGGTGAACCTCGCCCCGGAAATCTCCAGCGTCTCGCGGATCGCGATATACTGCGCCGCCTCCTCGCGCTCGGCCGCGAGCTTGGCAAGCAAGTAATCACGATGGGCGGCGGCGTAACGTGCGTTCGTGAACGCGATATCGGCGTGGATTCGATACATCTCATGTTCGATCTCCCCCGCGTCGATCGAAGACGTGAGACGATCAACGTACGCTGCGAAATCTTGGGAATCCTCGATCATACTTGGCATGGTTGCTGACTTACCCGATCCACCGCGTTTTTCAACGATCCAACCGATGCGAGGCCCAGCGCGCGCGGGCACGCGAGGCCCTGACCGCGGAGCTGGCTGGCAACACCGATCCATCCCGGCAACCGATGCGAGAAAGTAACCATGCCGTTCCGCGTTCGCAGACTGGCAACAACCGATCCGTCCCGGCAACCGATGCGAGACGACGCGACCGGGCGAACCGGCTCGCACAGAGTCTGCTGGCAACACCGAGCCATCCCGGCAACCGATGCGAGGGGCCTTCCGCCGGGACCATCCCTGCGGCCCTGCGGACTTTTTGCCCCAACCACAAACGCACGAGACCCGTCGGGTAACCGACCCGCTGTCTCGCGTGTTTTTTGTCCTGCCGATCCGGTTCGTGTGTTGGCCCGGGGCCGGCGATCGGGCTGGCGCCCTCCCGCCCGATGCGACGACTTACACCGGCGCATCGTCCCCCCGAGCATCGGACGACGTTTTTGGCCCGTGCGCGCCCCCAGCTTGACCGAGGTCGGCCGAGCGTCCGCGCACGTCCTTCGTCCGTTTCCGCTTCTGTTCCCTTGCGGGAGTTTTTCCAGGCGACTTGATCGTGAGCACGTGACCCTCGATCAGAGGTTGTCCTGTCCACGGCCGGTGTTCCCCACCGGTGCTTTCTGTAGTGGACGCATCCACCACGGAATCTTCATACGCACGCCTAATGTTGCGCGCGGCGTTGTGATCGCGATCAATCGTCAAACCGCACTCGCGGCAACGGAACACACGATCCCGCAAAGTCTGATCAACGTCCTTCCAACCGCACCTGCTGCACAACTTGGACGACGGAAAAAATCTGTCGATCATAACGAACACGCCACCGATCGCGCCCGTCTTATACTTGAGCATCTCTCGAAAAGATCCAAACCCAGCTTGCAGGATCTTTCGGTTCAGCCCCGCCTTCTGGCGGACGTTGACGCCGGGCGCTTCCACTGTTCCCCTCGCGGACGCGGTCAAGATCTTGACACTGAATCCCTCGACGACCACGACACGGAACTCCTTGACGATCTCGCTCGTCACCTTGTGGAGCCAGTCCGTCCTTACGCGAACGACCTCGCGATGCAGGTCACGGAGCCGCCGATTCTGCTTACGCCAACGCACGGACGGACTCTTGCCCGGCCGCGGGCCTGCCTTGTGACGGTTTATCCGCTGATGTTTGCGGATCTTCGCGTCCAGGACCTCCAGACTTCTCGGCACGGGGTATCGCTTACCCGTGCTGAGCACGATCCCGTTGTCCCCGACGTTCATATCAACGCCTACTGAACCGCTATTGCGCCCGAACGGCCGCTCGACGTCGCGCATCTTCCGGTAATGGATCACCGCATACCAGCGCGACCCGTCTCGCTTGACGGACACCAGCGCGACCTCGCCACCGTGTGCGCCCTTCAACGGATCCTCGCTGACCCGCACCGCGCCGACGCCGGGGATCCAAATATGCGTCGACGTGACCCACGCGCGCCACCGAGATGGGGGCACTTGGTACGTCCACGTGGGTTTGGCGAACCGAGATTCGACCGCCGGCGGCCCGAGCGGCGCACCCTTGCGTCGGCCCATGATCGACGAAACGTAGTTCTGCTGCGCGGTGCGAAAGCTATTACATGCGAACTTGCGCGCCTCGCTCGACACCGAGAGCATCCATCGTCGAGACCTCACACCTGCCCACTTCGTGGTTGCGCGATAATCGAGAGCGGCTGGCGGCGTAATCTTGAAACCCGCGGCACGTAGGGCGGGGCGGCCTTCCTTCTTATCCGCCCACTGTCGCCGAACCTCCGCCGCTTCCAACCCTTTCGTCGCTGCGTACGCGACGCAACTCTGCCAGATCGACACCGAAAGCCGACGACGAGCCTCTAGCACCAGGAAGTTCTTGACCCGGCGACGCGCCCGGGCGACCGACAACATGAGCCTGTGTTGCTCCCATGTGGGAGCAAGCTTGACGACGAAACCGCGTGTTCGATCCTGCGACATATTCGGCATTCCGGACTTACCCGACTTACCCGATTCACCGCGTTTTCTCAAAAAACTCAGCTTCGCTCACCATCGACCCCCACGCCCGCCCATACTCACGGTCGACGACGACGGGCACGCCGTCCATCCACTGACGCTCCATGATCTCGCCCGCCGTCCTGCCGACCTCACGTGCTACGTCATCGCGCGCCTCGATCAGGATCTCGTCATGCACGGTGTTGACAATCTGCGCCGGGACCGCATCCCCGACGAGCCAATCATCGACAAGGGTCAACGCCGCGAGCGTGTACAGCGCAGCGCTACCCTGCACGGGGTGGTTCACCGCGATGTGCTCCGCGTTCACTCGCCGCTCGTCATCGACGTCACCGATGTTGTACAGATCGCGGCGGTGGGCGGGCTCGCCCATCCAGTATGAAAAGACCTCGCCGCGACGATGCGCGCTGGAGATCTGGTCCTGGATCCATCGCCGCAACCATGAGAACTGCGACATCACGGCCGTATGAACAGCCTCCGCGACCGCGTACTTGACCCCGATGAACTTCGCCAAGGACCCAACGCTCATACCGAACAGAACGCCAAAGTTCACATTCTTGGAAAGGTACCTATGCTCAGACCGCACGTCCTCAGGCCGAATCTTCCAAACGTGCGGCGCGATCAGCTCCGCCGTCCGTCGATGCAGATCGTGCCCGTCCAGGAACACCTGACGAAACACGGGGTCGTTCGAGAGCATCGCAGCAACGCGATACTCGATCTGGGAGAAGTCGATCGAGATCAAAACGTGGCCCGGCGCCGCGACGAAGCAATCCTTCAGGAACTTCGCCAACTCCTTGTCGCGCGACGCCTGGTTCTGCATGTTCGGATCCCGACTGCTCAACCTAAGAGATCGCACCTCGCCGAGCGAGAACCTCGTGTGGACGCGCTCGTCCGCACGGACGTGCTGGCGCATCCCCTGCGAGTAGCGTGACCTGAACGTCGCGTACTTCTTACGCTCCGCGATCATACCGACAACGGGGTTGATCTTGGACAACTCCCGCAAGACTTCAGCGTCACATGACGGGGCACCGCTCGCGGTATGCTTCAGAATGGGCAGCCCCAAATCCGTGTACAAGAACTTCCGTAACTGCGGACCGCTGTCGGGGTTGAACGCTCCACGCTGGAACAGCTGCGCCTCTACACGCTGCTGCTCGGCTAGCAGGTGGCGATCGAACACCGCCAGCATGTCAAGGTCGAGCTTCATGCCGCGCCGCTCGATGCGGGTCAGCGTGCGGATCGCCGGCTGGAGCAGGCCGCGCCACGTACGTACCGCCCACCCGAGGGCGGCGTGCCTTGGACGCAGCAGCTCGACGAGACGCGCCGTCGACAACGCATCGAGCGCGTTGTACCTGAGCAGAACGTCGCGCTCGACGCCGCCGTAAGCGAACGCGTCCGGCGGCGCATCCGGTCTCCGGCATGCCTTCTCGACCCACGGCTCGCGCATCCCGGGGAGCGCGCCGATATGCCCGCTGCGCCGAGCCGCCGAGATCGCGGCGCGCGCCGCGACGAGCTGATCCTCTATCTCGCGCTTGCCCCCTCCCATGCCAACGAGTTCCTGCGCCACCTCCAGGTTTGCGTCAACCTCGCTCTCGATCTGCTTGCGCCAGATCATCGCATCGGCATCAATCCCCCGAACCTCGATCCCCAGGCCGCACGCGAGCGCGCTGACGTCACCCTTCACGTTCCATCCCGACTTTGGCACACGATCGTCTTCGAGGATCTCGGCCAAGGGTGCCAGCGTCTGTTTGGCCCCCGGCCGTCGACCATCCCAAACGTACGCGTGGTCGGCCCCGTAACCCGCGAACGCAACGCTAAGTACGTCAAATCCGGCGTCCCAGATCAAGCCCGACCACTCAGCGTCGAATGAGAACCCACCACGCAGTTCCGCGGCCGCCATCTCGGCGTCTTCACGCGTCTCCAACACTCGCGCCATAGCGCCCAGGGGAGCGCGCGGAGGCTTCGCCGTCAGCGCCCACCCCAGGTCAGCCTCGAAATGCGCGCGCAAAAAACGATTCTGCATCGCCGCCGCCGGCGCGACCAAAATGAACACAGGCGTGCCGTCCGACGCATATGCGTATCCACGTCGCGCCGACAATGGCGCGACGGTTCTCCCGAGCACGGCCAACGTGGCGATGCCGCCGACCACGATGACACGCTCGAACGCCCCCTCAGCGTAGGTGCCTGCCAGGTATCTACGACAAACCTCGACGCTGCCGACACCAGCGTCAATCGTACCTGCGCGGCATTTCACCGCGTAGTCGTACACGACCGGCCCATCCCAGAACTTGGCTACCGTGCTTCGCATCAGTCTACCGGGAACCCCCCAAAACGGGGCGCCGGCATGGTCCTCCTGCACGCTCGGGAAATCCCCGACGACGAGCAGTCCTCCCGGCCGCCCCTCGGCTGTCATGCAAACGTTACGAGCACCTGCTCCCAACGAACACATCCGACAAGATGGATCTCGCACCCGCGCGCCCGTCTCGATTGGCAGGCGCGGCACGTCGGAATACAGCGGCAGGGAGCGCATTACACGAGACCCAGGGCTGACAGCACGCCGTCGATCCGAGCACGATGATTCGATACTCCGCTCAACGCACGGGACCGGTCCGCGACATCGATGCATAGCCTGCGAATCTCATTGGGATCGGAGACCCCGCACACATAATAAAAATAGTTGACGAGGTCCCTCACGTACACGCTGTCCAGGACAGCCGCCGGTATATCCGCGGTCGCGCTCTCCTCCTGCTGCATCGCCTTGCGTTCCTCAGTCTCGTAATCGAACTCCGCCGGCGGCGGAACAACAACAGATGGCGGAGCAGATGGCGGAGCAGATGGCGGAGCAGATGGCGGAGCAGATGGCGGAGCAGATGGCGGAGCAGATGGCGGAGCAGATGGCGGAGCAGATGGCGGAGCAGATGGCGGAGCAGATGGCGGAGCAGATGG